CCCAGGATCATTAGTTGATATGTATGAATTTGACAGTATAAAAGAAAGTAAGAGATATAAAGAATTGAAGTTGTTAGAAAGAGCAGGAGAAATAAGCAACTTGGAATTACAACCAAAATTTTTACTACAAGATAGTTTTAAGAAAAATGGAAAAACATACAGAAAGATTGAATACATAGCGGATTTTTCATATTGCCAACGTCGGCAAAATCATAGTAGAAGATGTAAAAGGGTTGCAGACAGATGTATTCAAATTAAAACATAAATTGTTTGAAAAAAAATATCCTGATTTGGAATTAAGGATAATCAAATGAAAGGAACATAAGAGATGAACAGAAAATGTAAAATAGAATTATACAATGATCACTTTGAAAATGCCAAAAGATATGGAATACCACATGCACAACTAATTATAGCAGATATACCATATAACCTTGGGAATAATGCTTATGCAAGTAATCCAAGCTGGTACATAAATGGAGATAATAAAAAAGGAGAAAGTGATAAAGCGAATAAAGCATTCTTTGATACCGATAAAGACTTTAAAATAAACAATTTTTTTGATTTTTGTACAAGATATTTAAAGAAAGAACCGAAAGAAAAAGGACAAGCTCCAGCAATGATAGTATTCTGTGCTTTTGAACAAATGCAAATGGTAATAGATGAGGCGAAAAGACATGGTTTAATGAAAAGTTATCCGCTTGTATTTGTAAAAAATTATTCAGCATCAGTATTAAAAGCTAATATGCGAATTGTAGGAGCGACAGAATATGCAGTAGTGCTTTATAGAGATAAGTTACCCAAATTTAATAATGGTAGAACGGAAGAACAAAAAGGGAAAATGATATTCAACTGGTTTGAGTGGAAAAGAGACAATTCAAAAGTATATCCTAAGATACATCCAACTCAAAAGCCAATAAGCTTGTTAAAACGATTAATAGAAATATTTACAGATGAGTGGGATGTTGTAATAGATCCAGTAGCAGGAAGTGCAAGCACATTAAGAGCTTGTGCAGAAACAGGAAGAAATGGGTATGGCTTTGAAATAAAAAAAGATTTTTATAATCAAGCAAAAGAAAAAATGATAAGTGAAGATATTTTAAATGGAATAATGGAAGATGGACAAGTTACATTTGAAGCACTTATTTAGAATATATAGTAAAACAAAATAAAGAAATTACAAAAGTATTAAATTTAGCAAATCAAATGCTAGAAGAAATGGGGGATAAATAATGAAAAAGAATTTTAAAAGAATAATATCAAGTTTATTAGTAGTTTTTATAGGGATATGTTTAATATTGCCAACAAATGTATATGGAAGAGCTCATACATCAGTGCATAGCTCAACACATACATCAGTACATAGTTCAGTTAAAGCAAGTACACCTAGTACAACAACTAAATCAAGTTCAAGTAGTGTTAAAGTAAGTACACCGACAAGTAGTAGTAAATCATCAAGTGTAAGTTCATCAACACCTAAAACAACAACAAGTTCAAGTACAGGAAAAACTTATACAACAACTAAAAGTGAAACAGGAAGAACAACAGTAAATCACGAAACTGTAAAACCAAAAGAAAGTACAACAATAGTAAATAACAATCCAACATATTATACTAATTATTCAACACAGCCAAGTTATTCATTAAGTAATAGTATATTTAATTATTATATGTTAAGTGAAATTTTTAAAGATAAAGACAAAGAAAAAGACAAAGTTAGTGAACAAGATATAGTTAAAGCATTAGAAGAAAAAGGATATTCAAAAGAAGAAATTGACAAAATTTTAGATGAAGCAAAAACAGAGGAAAATGAAAACAAACCATTTTATGATGGATGGAAATGGTATAACTGGACAATCTTTATCGGAATTATATCAATATTAACTATTGGACTAATAGCGTTAATAGTTTTTATATGTTCTTTATAGGAGAAGAAAATGAAAATAAGAGAAAAATTATATAGAGTAGTAGAAAAAGATACAGAATATTTTGAGTGGTATGACATTATGATGCTTATTTGTATATGGGTAAGCATCGTTCCACTAATATTTAAAGAACAAAATAAATTTACTTATGTAATAACTATAATAACAACTTTGATATTTGTAATAGACTATATTTTAAGATGGATAACATCAGATTATAGGCTAAAAAAAGGAGTAATTAGTTTTATAAAATATCCAATAACATTTTCGGCAATATTTGATTTAACAATTATAATTTCGTGTTTTAGTGAATTTTATAATAACCCAATTCTAACATTATTTAGTACATTTAGAATTTTAATGATTGCTAAAACATTAAGGTATTCTAAAAAATTTAAAATAATAAAAAATGTAGTAGAAAAAAATAAAGATATTTTAAAAGTTGTATGTGGATTTACAATAGGATTTATATTCGTAAGTGCATTAATAATGTTTCAATTTGAAGGACAAAGTTTTAATAATTTTTTTGAAGCAATATATTGGAGTACAACTGTTTTAACAACCGTTGGATATGGTGATATATGTCCTAAAACAGAAATAGGTAAATTAATAAGTATAATATCAAGTTTAGTAGGAATAGCATTTGTAGCTTTGCCAACTGGAATTATAACAACAGGATTTGTTGAAGAATTAAATAAAGAGAAAGAGGTAGATAATAATGAAAAAATTAACAAAAATTAAAATATTATGGGATAGGTTTTTTAATAAGATTGTGAAAGTAGATAACATAGAAAAAGTGGAAGAAGGATTAAGTAGACAAAAAGAAGCTTTAAAAAAACTTAATGAAAGTTATTATAATGCAAAAGGTACTTTAGATACATATAAAGATGAATTAAAGAAAAATGAAAATAATTTAAAGAGATTAGATAGATGTTTTGATATATGTAAAACGAAAAATGACAAAAAAGGTGCAAAACAAGTATATGATGAAACAAATACTACAAAACAAAGAATATCAGTATTAAAAGAACAAATAGCAAAACAACAATTAATAGTAGAAAGATTTTTAGAAGCTAAAGAAAAATATGAAAATGGAATAAGAAACTTACAAAATAATTTAGAAACAATGAAATCAAAAGATAGATTTAGTAAAGCAGTAAAAGAATATAATGAAAACTTTGGAGAGTTTGAAGAATTTAATATTGATGATATTCAAAGAGATATTGATAATGAATTTAATGCAAGTAATGCAAAATTAGAAGAACAATCAGATACATTAGATTTAGATGAAATAGAGAACACAAGTAATTTTGAAGAATTGTGGGGTAAAAAATAATGGAAGAATATAAATATAAAGAAGAGTATGATGATATGGTAAAAGAATATAACAACTTTAAAAAAATATATGAAATATTAAAAATATCAGCTAAAGAGATTCAAAAAAGTATGGGAAAAAATGATACAATATCATACTTTTGCATAATCACAAATGAAGAAAAAACATATATTACATTTTATGAGGAAGATGGAACACAACTAATACAAGTAGAAGTTCAAAAAGATTATAAAAACTTTTTTGAATTATTTGATACTGAACTTATAAGAGAAGCAGATGTTGAAAGACCTCATAATGATGGATATAAATACCGTGGATTTATATTTAATTATAATGAAGAACCATATTTTATAAAACAAATATTATTTGATGAAATTAAATTCGAAAATACTGATTTAATAAAAGAGATAAAAGATGAACTAGAATATTATAAAGACAAAATTATAACAAAAAAGAATGAAGTTTTTGATTATACAGAAACAAATAATATATTAAATCAATATAAATTTGAGGAGGACTAATAAATGGAAGAATATCATAAAATACAAACAATCCTAACAAAAGAAATTTATATGGCTAATTGCTATAAAGTAGGTGAAGAAGATGAATAGAGAGATAAAGTTTAGAGGAAAAAGTATAATGAATAATACTTATGGAGATTGGTTACATTCTTCAGGGATAAAATACGGCGATGATGTTGAATTAATGTATTGTGATGAAGATACATCTGAAGAATGGAATTACATAGATAAGGAAACATTAGGACAATTCACTCGGACTACACGATAAAAACGGAAAAGAAATATATGAGGGAGATATAGTTTTATATGAAGACTGGGAAATGGCTTATGAAGGTGGAGGCAATGATAGTTTTATAAACAAAGGAATAGTAGAATATTGCGAAGATAATTGTTGTTATAATGTAACCGAAAGACAAACGGTTGATATAACAGATGTATTATACAAAGACAATGAAGATTTAGAAGTAATTGGAAACATATATGATAATCCAGAGTTATTAGGAGGAGAATAGATATGTTAAAAGCTGATAGTAAAATGTTTCATGATTTGTGTGAAGAAGGAATAAAAGATGATAAAAAAGATGTATTTGTAGATGCTTTTGCTGAATTTATAGCAGAATTAGATGATATAGATTTAAGTAATAAAACAAAGCAACATTTATACGATATTTTTATAAAAGATATGAATATTTATTTTAAAAATAAAAAGTACGAGGTAAAGGAGTAAATAAGATATGAAAATATATAAAAGTAAAATAATGAAAATAATAAATTTTATAAAAAATGAAGGCAAATTTGAATTTGGAGATATGGTAAAGATAAAAGGGTTAAAAAAGGATTTAGGAGAAGATAATTTTTATGCTAAATATCAAGGACAATTAGGAATAGTAACATCTATATCATATAATAAAAAAGATTTTATATTTGGAGTTAAATTTGAAGATGGAAATAGATTTGATTTTAGAAGTAGTGAGCTAGAAAAGATACAACCCGAAAACCCAATTCGATACAAAAAATTAAAAATAGATTATTAGAAAGGAGTGATACATAGTGAAAGAAAAAACAGAGAATGAAATGTTTTCTTTTTCAGAAAGAGTAATAAAAGAAGTAGTAAAACGAGATGATGAATACACAAAACAAGTTATAAGAGATTATTTTACAAAGAGATATCCTAAAGAAAACTTAAAATTTGATTTTTTAGATGAAGAAATAGTTAATCAAATTTTAAATTTAGGAATAGCAGAATATCAAAGGAGACAAGTCTTAGGAGGCGTTTTAAGTGAAAGAAAATAGTATAAAAGAAGATATAAAAATAATAGAAAACATATTACATAAAGGTTATACAATGAGTATCTTACACCCAAGTACAAATATTAAAGAAAGTGAAATAAAAGCACTAGAACATATTTTATCGGATTATAAAAGAGTATTAAAAGAGAATGAAGAATTAAAAGTTGAATTAGAGAGACAAAAAGATATTAATACTATTATAAATCAAAAAGGAATAGATAAAAATTATGAAAAAGCATTAGAAAAATCAATGTTAAAATTTCTAAAGACTAATATGGCTAAAGATTTTGTTTCAGTTCAAAAAGTAAAAGACAAGATAGAAGAATTAAAACAAAAAAAGAAAAAGTATGGTAATTGTTTAATAAAGATGTACGAAGATGAATTAGTAAATAGGGATATTAAAATTTTACAAGAGCTACTAGAAGGGAGAAAATAAAATGAATAAAGAATAGGTAAAACAATATTTTCAAAATAAAGCAAAAGAATTAATAAACAAATAAAAGAGCATACTATATCTAGAGAGATTTCTAATTTCTAAAGAGAATCTAAAGAGGTGTAGTATGCAAGACAAAGAGATAATTCAAAAGTGGAAACAAGGATTAAGCAAGAATCAATTAGCAACAATGTATAAAAGACAATATAATCAAGAAATAAAGATAATAAGAGCAAGTGTAAGGCATAGACATGATGGAAGATACATAAGCAATTATGAAGCATTAGCTTATGTTGAAAGAGTAATATATAAATATTTGAAAGGAAAAGCAAATGAAAATACCAAAAGTAATTAGCAAAAATGGACATGAATACATACTAGTAGCAAAATGTAATGAAAATTTATATTTATATAAAGATTTATTATACGGATACAAAGAAACATTTACAAAATTTGATTTAGGATTAATAATAGAAAAAGAAAACATGATAATTACAGCAAGAAAAAATGGAAATACAAAGATATAGTTGAGGTGAGTACAAATGAACATATATGGAATATACGATACAGAAAACAATGAACAATGCATAAGAGTGGGAACATTACAAGAAATAGTAAAATTTTTAAATTTAACAGCAAGGGAAATGAGTATAGCACTAAAGAAGAATAGAACAATAAGAAAACACTATAAAGTATATTATTTATTTAAAGAGGAGGTACACTAATGAGTAAATACATAAAAGAAGATATTGAAAAAATTCTAAGAAATCATAAGAAAGATGAAGCAAAACTAACAGAAGTTCAGCTAAAGAAAGAAGAGTATCAAGAACAGCTATATTATGCTGGGACAGTGAATGAAGATACTGAAAGAGAAGTAATAGAGAATATGCAAATAGCTGAACAAGTGTATGATAGAATACATAGTAATACAAATAATATATCTGATAAGGTGCCAAATACAGCAATGAATTATAAAAAAGAATTAAATCATATAAACAAATTTGATAGAGATTATTTAAGTTCAAAAATAATAGAATGTGAAGCAGAAGAAAATATATTAAATAAAAAAATCGTAAGAGTAAAAAATTTGCTAACAATACTTAGTGAAAAACAACGATTTGTAATTAGTGAATTTTATATAAATAGTGAAAAAGGAGATTGGAAAAGAGTTGCAAAAGAGTACGAAAATCAATTTCCAAGATATTTATCAGTAAAGCAATTACAAAATATAAGGGATGTAGCTTTAAAAGATATGTTAGAGGTACTAAATACATAATTTCGCAAAAACTTCGCTAAAATTTCGCAAAAATTGTATTTAAAAGTTCGCTTCTGATGTAGTATAATTATAATAGAAAAATTATAAAAAGTCGCAGATGGAAATATCAAATTCAATGCGGCAATAATAAAAGTTTCCCTTTTATTTATTTAATATCAAAGAAGAATAGATGTTTTAAATGTCTATTCTTTTTATTATTATAATTAATGTAAAATAAAAAATACCAGACAAACTGGTAAAAATTCCAAGAGGGGATTCGAACCCCTGACCTAACTCTTCGCAAAAGAGTTGCTCTGTCCAGCTGAGCTACAAGGACATATTGTGTAACTATTATAACACAAAAAGCAAATAAGTCAATATGTAAATAGTACGAAGTATGTAAACATATATAGCAGAATGGCAAATAGTAGCCGTTCAGTTCTAGAGTGCAATTATATATAACTTACATATTTCGTAGTGTTTATAAATAGAAAAGAAGGAGTACGTATGACTAATCAAGAAAGAATAGAAAAATATAAAAAAGAATATTGTACAAGATGTAAAAACAATAACAAAAATGATTGTGAAATAAGAATATTTAAAAACAATAATATAGTATGTACAAAGTGTGTGTATTATGAGAGACAAGATTAACTATGCAAATTGCATGCAAAGAAAATGTGAACAATGTAGATATTATAATTATTGTTTTAGATATAGACCAAAGAAGGAGAATGAAAATGTATTTGAAAGTAAAAGCAAAGAAAATAAAAAATTTGAGTGCAAAAATATCACAAGCCAAAAATAATTTGGTTGTAAATATATTAAATAAAAAAGGATATGAATGTGATAATTCACAAATAAGTCAAATAAAAGCAAATAGAAAATTAAATTCAGAGCAGAAAAAAGTAATATTAGAAAATCAAAACGAAAAAGTATCAAAAATTGGAAGTTACTATGTATGGGAAGCAGATGTTATAGTAAAGATAGTAGACAAAGCAACAGGAAAAGAGGTATAAGATTATGTGGAATATATTTTTAGGAATAATATTAAGTTGTATAGGAGTAATAGCAATAGCATTTACTCTTTTTATTTTTGTTACAATAATAGATGTAATGATAAAACAATTTAAAAGAAAATAATTTTAATAAATTTTAATTAGGAAGGGGTGAACCAAGTGTTAAGTGAAAAACAAATGCAATGTATAAACTTAATGGTTATAGAAAATAAAACACAAAAACAAATAGCAAAAGAATTAAAAATAACAGAACAGACAATATGCAACTGGAAAAAAGATAAAGAATTTAAAAATGAAATAGAGCAAAATATAAAAGAAAATTTTGGTTCACTTGCAGTAGAAGCACAAAAAGAACTGAAGAAACTATTAAAATCAAATAACGAATATATAAAAATGCAAGCAGTAAAAGATATTCTTGATAGAGCAGGATATAAACCTACAGAAAGAATAAAGAATGAAGTAGAACCTTCTAAAAAATTTGCAGATATTTGCAAACAATTAGGTGGTGAAGGACTAAATGAATGACGAAGAAAAAGACTTTGAATTATCAGAAAAATATATTGACTTTTGCAATACAACTGAAAATGTTGACGTAGATGTACTAGAAGGAACAACAGCCTCAGGAAAAACAACGGTAGCAGCAGGGGTTAAATTTATGCGAATGATATCAGCATCTAGTAAAAAAGAGCATATAATTGCAGCAAGAACAACAGGTGTTGCAGAAAAAAATATAATAAATCAAGATAATGGAATAATAGATATACATAGAAATGCTATATATTGTGGAAATGGAGATAAAGACCATAAGTTTCCACATATAAAATTTGAAAACAAAATTATATATGTGCTAAGTTATAAAAATAAAGATCAATGGGAAAATGCCTTAGGTGGTCAATATGGTTGTGTATACATAGATGAAGGTAATATAGCTGATATAGATTTTGTTAGAGAAATCTTAACAAGGAATGATTACTTGTGCATAACATTAAATCCAGATGATCCTAATTTACCTATTTATGATGAAGTAATAAATCATGCTAGACCATATAAGAAGTATGCTAATGACGTACCAATGGAAATAATGAAAGAGCTAAATAAAGTTGAGCCAAAGAAAAATTACAGATATTGGTTTTTTACTTTTTATGATAACAAAGGTTTGACAGAAGAAGAAATAGAAAAGAAAAAAACAGTAGCACCAATAGGAACAAAGTTATATAAAAACAAAATACAAGGACTAAGAGGAAAAGCAACAGGCTTATGCTTCAATTTACAACCTAAAAACATAATAACAGTAGAAGAAGCAAATAAGATGAAATTCAAACTATTTTCTATTGGTTGTGATACATCATACTCAAAAGAAAGCCACGACAAGGTAACATTAGAAGGAATAGGTATAACAGTAGATAATAAATGTGTTTTATTGAAAGAAAGAACATTTAATAACAAAGATAGAACAATTCCATTTGCGCCAAGTGACGTAGTTCAATGGATAATACAATTTATGGAAGAGTTCAAAAACGAATGGGGATTTGCAAGAACTTGTTTTATAGATAATGCAGACCAAGGAACAATAATGGAAGCAAACAAAGCAAAAAGGCAAAATGCTTTAGTATATAACTTTGAAAATGCATGGAAAAAGACAAAGATAATCACTAGAGTACAACTACAAGAAAGTTGGTTGAATACTGGTGATTTTTTAATTGTTGAAACTTGTAAGGATTATATAGATGAGTGTAACAAGTATTCATTCGATGAAGATAACCAACCAGAAGATGGAAACGATCATAGTATAAATGGTTGTCAATATGCTTGGTTACCACACAAAAAGAAAATTGGTAATTGGGAAGTAATAAAGAAATTGATTAAAGATGAAAGCGAGGAATAAAAAAGAATGAAAGTAATGATTAGCCAACCTATGAGAGGCAAAACTAATGAACAGATAAGACAGGAAAGAGCTGAACTAGTACAAAAATTAGAAAATAAAGGATATGAAGTAGTAGATACAGTTTTTGAAAATGCACCAGCAGATGAGGATGTTGCAATTTATATGCTGTCTCAATCAATAAGATATATAGGAAAAGTGGATGGAATTGTCTTTATGAAAGGTTGGGAAAATGCAAGAGGTTGTAAAATAGAATACTATGTAGCTCAATATTATCACAAATTTATAGCAATGGAGGAATAAAATGGGAACAGTCAATGATAAAATAAAGAATGTAATACGAAATTGGTTAGAAATACAACCAAGTGTAGGAGATACAATAACAATACAAGAAACAAATACATTTGAAGGCAACTGTTTTAGAAATCTATTATGGTATAGAGGGGATGCATCAGAATTACATCAATACTATACACAAACTGATGACTTAATGGGAAATGCTAAGTTTTGGGCAGCACAAAGTACAACTGGTATAAATATTAGAAAAATACATACTGGGTTACCTGCTATGATAGTTGATATGCTAGCAGATATAATAGTTGATAGCTTTAATAAAATTGAAGTAAAAAACAATAATGAAGCACAAAAAAAATGGGAAGAAATAGCAAAGGAAAACGACTTTAAAGAAACATTAAAGCAAGCTATAATAGATGTATTTGTACAATGCGACGGTGCATTTAAAATAAGTTATGATACAGACATAAGTAAATATCCTATAATAGAATTTTATTCAGGACAAGATGTTGACTTTGAATATACAAGAGGAAGAATAACAGGAGTAAACTTTAAGAATAAATACCCTAAAAAAGATGTTTGTTATACTCTTTTTGAAAAATATTCTAAAGATGGAATAAAATACGAATTGTACAAAAATGACCATTTAATGCAAGATTATAAAGCTATTCCAGAAACAGCAGAATTAAAAGAACCAAAAGATACCAAATTTATGATGGCTGTACCGATGATGTTTAACAAATCAAAAAAATATAAAGGTAGAGGCCAAAGTATATTAGAAAAGAAATTAGATGCTTTTGATAGTTTTGACGAAGTATGGAGCAAATGGATAGAAGCATTAAGAGATAATAGAACAATAACATATATTCCAGAGGATTTAATTCCAACAAATGATAATGGAGAATTATTAAAGCCAAATACATTTGATAACAGGTATGCTAAAGTTGGAAGTACAACATCAGAAACAGAAAGTAGCAAGATTACAAGAGAAAAAGGAGATTTTGATTATGAAGGAATGTTACAATCATATATAACAGCATTAGATTTATGTTTGCAAGGATTAATAAGCCCTAGCACTCTAGGAATAGATGTAAAGAAACTTGATAATGCGGATGCACAAAGAGAAAAAGAAAAAGCAACACAATATACAAGGGGAAAAGTAATTAATGTATTAGAAAAAGTTATTCCTAAATTGGTTACAATATGTCTAAAAACTTATGATTTGGCACAAGAAAAAACAGCAGGAGAATATGAAGCAATAGTAGATTTTAAAGAGTATGCAAATCCTTCATTTGAAGCAATAGTAGAAACGGTATCAAAAGCTAGACCAGGTCAAAATGCAATGAGTATTGAAAAGTCTGTAGATACAATGTATGGCGATAGCTTAACAAAAGAGGAAAAAGAACAAGAAGTAAAAAGGTTAAAAGAAGAAGCGGGAATAATTGAAAAAGAAGAACCTAATATAATTGAACCATTAGAGTAGGTGATTAAGTGCGAAATGAATATGATATAAAAAAAGTAATGGAAGAAATTGAATTACAATTAATTGCTTCTATGAAAAGAACATTATGGAGCCATAAAGAAGACGAAAAAGCCAAAGGATTTGATTGGCCACAATGGCAAGCATTAAAAATAAAACAATTTGAAGATTATAAAAAGACAAATAAAGAAATATTTAACAACAACACAAAATGGTTAAATAGATATTTATATAAACATATAAAAGAGCAATTCAAAGAAGGTGCAGGAAGAACAAATAAACAGGCAATACAGTCAGGAATTATAAGAAAAGAAGATTCACAATTAGGTGGATCTTTTTTTGGATTAAATCATAGAAAATTAGATGCATTAATAAAAAGTACAAAAAATGACATGAAAGATGTAAAATATGCAACTTTGAGAATGGCAAATGACCAATACAGACAAATAATATATAAAGCACAAGTATTTGCTAATACAGGAGCAGGAACAGTAAAACAAGCAATTGATATGGCTAGTAAAGATTTTTTATCAAGAGGATTTAATTGTATTGAATATAAAAATGGAACAAAGCATAATATTGCAGATTACTGTGATATGGCTATTAGAACAGCAAATAAAAGAGCAAATCTAATGGGTGAAGGTGAAATGCGTAAAAAATTAGGTAATTCATTAGTATATGTATCAAAACATGGTGGAGCTTGTGATAAATGTACACAATGGGAAGGCAGAGTTTATATAGATGATGTATGGGCAGGTGGAACAGAGGAAGATGGAGAATATCCATTATTAAGTACAGCAATAACAGGAGGATTATTCCATCCTAGATGTCATCATGGAGTTAGTACATATTATGAAGGAATAAATGATGAACCAGAAGAAGTAACACAAGCAAAATATAACCATAATAAAGAAGATAAATATACTCAATATTTGCAACAAAGACAGAAACAATATCAAAGATTAGCAGCAGGTAGTTTATTACCTGAAAATGTAATAAATTATAAAAATAAAGCTAATGAATTGCAAAAACAAATAGAAAGTAGTAAAATAGGGTTATCAAATGAAGAAAAATATGCAGTAAACCAATACATTAGTTCAGAAAGTTATAAAATAAATGAAACTTTAAGAAATAATATAAAATTAACAGATGAACAGAAAAGAATGAGGGACAATTTAGATAGTGCACTAAATAAATGTAATAACTACAATGGAAATATTGTTAGAGTATTAGAAATAAAAGACAAAGAATTGTTGAAAGATTTTCTAAAAAAGAATAAAATAGGGAAAATAGAAAATTGGAAAGAATATTTATCATTTTCAGATAAAGAAAGTTATAATAAAAATGCAAATATAAAAATATATGTAAATTCAACCAGAGCTAAGGATATAAGAAAATACAATGAAACTGAAAGTGAAATATTATATCCAAGAAATAGTAAATTTGTAACAAGAAATATAGTAAAACAACATGGTACATATTATATTTTATGGGAGGAAATAGATGAGTAATTTATCATTAGAGGATTTTAATAATCTTACAGAAGAAGAAAAAGGGGATAGATATAAAGAATTAAGTGAACACGATAAATTCTTAGTGCGAATATCAATGCCAATAGGTGGAGAAGTTATAGGATATAGAGAATTAACTGAACAAGAGAAAGAAGAAGGAGAAGAATTTGCAAGAGCAGTTAAAAGTGGAAAAATTGAAGAATGGTTTAATAAAAAATAAATTTTTATATTATTCGACAAAATTCGACTTAAAAATCTAATTAAAAGTGATATAATCTTTTTATAATAAAATAAAAGGAGGAATTATTATGGCAAGTCATGAAAAAGAACAAAAGAAATCATTTTATAAAAAAAGTTGGTTTTGGATAATTATTATAGGAATAGGAATAATTATAGGTGCTTCACAAAGCAATAATACAGTTAATACTTCAACTAATAATTATCAAAAAGATAATTCAGTAGAAGTTACTATAGTAGATTTTAGTACTATGTCAAAAGAAGAAGTAAAAGCATGGATGGATGCTAATAAAATTAACGGAAAAATAATAGAAGAATATTCAAATGATATTGCAAAAGGAAATTTTGTTAGTCAAAGTATTTCTGCAAATACAGTAGCACATCAAGGAGATAAAATTAATATAGTTTATTCTTTAGGTAAAGAACCTACTGCAGAAGAAAAAAATGCGTTAAAAAAAGCAGAAACTTATTCTAATTCACTACATATGTCAAAGCAAGGTATCTACAATCAATTAACTTCATCAGTGGAGGGATTTACAAAAGAAGTTGCACAGTATGCAATAGACAATATAGAAGCAGATTGGAATAAAAACGCATTAGAAAAGGCAAAGACATATCAAACAAGTATGAATATGTCAAGTAAAGCAATATATAATCAATTGATTTCATCAGTAGAAGGTTTTACAAAAAGTGAAGCACAATATGCAATTGATAATTTAGATAAATAATATACAAGCACTTACAGCAATGTAGGTGCTTTTTATATGCAAGTTTAGTGTAATAGGTAGCACAACAGTCTCCAAAACTGTTTGTAGTGGTTCAAATCCATTAACTTGTGCCATTTTTAGAATTAGAGCTTTAAAAGGGCTCTTTTTTTATTGCAAAAATTATGGTCGACGGACCTTAAACGGGGGAGGTTCCAATATGGAAGACGAAAAAAAAGAAAATGTAGATACTCAAGCTACAACAGATAATGCTCAAAAAGAGCAAAAAGCTGAAAACAAAAATGAGGGCGAGAAAGCTAAAAAACAAGTAGCTCAAAAGGGCGAAGATGGTTCAATAGTTTTCAAAAATCAAGATGAGTTGGATGGATTTATCAGAAGAATGTATGCCAAAGGCGCTGAAAAAGCAGAACAAGGAGAAACTTCTAAACAAGTTCAAGAAACTCAAAACAAACAAGAAGATAAAGGACAAGAAGAACAAAAAGAAACTGCTCAAGCAGACTATACTGACAAAATAGCACTTGCTATGGCCAAAGCTGGTGTAGATGTTAAAAAGGTTGAAAGAGCAGCAAGATTAGTTGATATGTCAAAGGTTTTAGAAAATGGTGCGCTAGACACAAAAAAACTAGAAGATGAAATCAACGCAGTAATTTCTGAATTTCCTGAGCTAAAAATTGCAAAGGAAGAAGAAAAAGAAGAAAAAGGATTTAAATTCGGAGCAACACAAAGTAACTCTGATGAAAATCAAAAAAACAAAAAGCCTGTGGCCACAAAAAGATGGAACAGGTTTAATTCATTTTAGGAGGTAATTAATTATGGCAAATTCATTGAATTATGCAGAGGTTTGGCTTCCAGACCTATTAGAAATAATGGAGCAAGATAGTTTAACATCACCATTTATAACATCAAACGTTAAATGGGTAGGTGCAAAAACATTTCATTTTACACAAATGAAAACAAGTGGTTACAAATCACACAATAGAAATGGAGGATGGAATAAGGGAAGTTATGAACAAAATGATGTACCTTATACAGTTACACATGACAGAGATATTGAATTTTTAGTAGATGTAGCAGATGTTGATGAAACAAATCAAACAGCATCAATAAAAAATATATCAAAAACATTCCATAAAACTCAACAAGTTCCAGAGATGGATGCATATTTCTTTTCAAAAGTAGCCAGTGAGGCACAAAAATTAACAGGATATCATAGTTCTACTGCTGAATCAGAATGGACAAAAGCAAATGTTTTTGGAAAATTAAAAAGTATGCTTAGTGCCGGAAAATTAAGAAGATATGTAAAAAATGGTTCATTAATCTGTTATGTTAGAAGTTTCATAATGGATTTATTAGAACAATCTACAGATTTCACAAGAAAAATAGAAATGACACAGATAGCAGAAGGTGGAATTGGTATAGAAACTAGAATTACAGACATCGATGGTGTAACTATTATGGAAGTTATAGATGATGAAAGATTTTATGACAAATTTGATTTTACAGATGGATTTGAACCAGTTGAAAAAGTAACTGCTGATCCAGGTAAAGGAATAGAAGCTGTAACAGGTTCTCATAAAATAAATGTTTTAATTGCATCTCTTGAAACTGTAAAAACAGTTCCAAAGATATCTAACATATATTATTTTGCACCAGGTTCACATACAGAAGGTGATGGATATTTATATCAAGATCACTCATTATCTGATACATTTGTTTTTCCAAACGGAAAAGATAATAAAATTGATAGTATATATGTTGATGTTGATACAACTGAATATGCTGGAGAATAGGAGGTCACAATGTCTAAAATAAGAGTCGAAAAAGGTAATGCACTATTACTTATTGAAGAAGAAGAATTAGCACAATATGAAGCTAGAGGATATTCAAAATTAGGAGCTACTAAAAAAGTAGCTTCTAAAGATTTAGAAAAAGAATTAAAGAAAATTGCAAAAGTTAATGAGGAATTAACAGCCAAAATAACAAAAGTTGAAGAAGAAAAGACAGAGTTAACAAAAGTTAATGATGAACTAACAGCCAAAATTGCAGAATTAGAAAAGAAAGTAAAATAAGAGGTGTTGCAAATGATAAATGTTTATGCGACAAAAGAGGATTATTCAAAATATGGTTCTAAAGTATTAGAAAATGAAGAAATAGAAAAATATTTAGAGTTAGCCTCAATAGATATCAACAGGGCGACATTAACAAGAATTGAAAGAAGAGGATTTAATAATTTAACAACACAACAAAAAGATTTAATAATCAAAGCAACTTGTTTACAAGCAGAATATATAAAAGAAGAAGGCATATATGATGATAATAGTATATCTAGTTATTCTATAGGTGGGGACTTAACAGTAAATGAAAAGGAATCACAAGAAATGGCGGATAAACTAAATATATCAAAATTAGCCTTTTTCTATTTAAAAAGAACAGGATTAACAAATAGGATTATATGATAAAAAGGTTAAATCCAAAGCACTTGGAAAGATTATTAAATAATAAATGTGATGTAGTTATATATCAAGAAGGCTTATCAGAAGATGGTGAGCCTTTAACTTCTTTGAATTTAGAAAATCAAAAATGTAGATTTGTTGAAACAACTAAAATTATAATTAGTTCAGATGGAAGAAAGATTCAACTTGTAGGAAAAGTAATATTACTTGGAGATATAGCACCAACTATAAAGAAAATAAGTGGTGGACAAGTAATAATAAATGATATAGAATATGAAATTTATCAAGCAAGTAGACCTAGAAATCCAGATGGAACCGTTCATCATACAACATTGGAGTTGATTTAATATGAAAATAACGTATAATACTAAAAATATAAATGGATTATTAGAAAATGCAAGATTAGCATTGATAGATACTGCAGAAGCGGTAAAAACAGATTTAATTCAAAGTCAAACAATGCCATTTGATACTGGTACAATGCAAAATGATAGCACTTTTGTAGATGATAAAAAAGTTATAAAAGGCGTGGCTAGAATAGTTGTAGATACAGTATATACAAGAAAGGTTTATTTCGACCCAGAAATACATATAAAACAAGGTAAAAATCCTAATGCAAAACAGTATTATTTTGATGATTATATTTCTGGGAACAAAAAGGATTTACCAATAAAATATTTTAAACAAATGTTAAAAAGGAGAAATGGATAATGATAGCAAGAATGAGTGTATCTAAAATAAGAGATTATTTAAAAAATATTATTACAGACTGCCCCAAATGGTATATAGGACAAATGGATGAAAATCAAGATAAAGCAATTGCTTTGTATGCTAATCGTAGACAATTAGAAGATAATTCTAAATATAAAAAGTTGAAAAGTTATGGAATATTACCAGTTACATTACTGTTAAGATGGACTAAAAATTATAATATGGCTGAAACAATGGCCAATAAGATTTATGAACTATTAGACTGTAGTTCTTTTTTTATTGATGATTATAATTGCTCAATTGAGTGTTTATATAATGGACCTATTGACTTAGGTGCAGATGAAAACAATATTTACAAGTTTTCAATAGAATTAAATTTATTATATAGAAAGGGTGAAAAATAATGGGAACAAAATCAGGAGTATATCCATGTTACGAAAATCAATTTCAAGCTGGAATAAGTTTAGAATCATTAAGCGACATTGCTGATATGGAATCTTTTAGCGTTAAATTAGATAATGGAGTAGAAGAATGGAACCCATATGATACAAAAGGATGGGTTAGAAGATTGATGACATCTAAATCTATTACAATTTCTGTATCTGGAAAAAGAAATTATGGAGATAAAGGTAATGATTATGTTGCTGGATTCTTTATGAAGAATGGAAGAGATGCAGAAGGAACATTTCAATGGACTTTTCCAAATGGAGACAAATTAGTATTTGAAAATGCTATATTTAATATTACAAATATGGCAATTGGTAAATCAACAGAAGTTGGACCTTTAGAGTATGATGTAATGTCAAATGGAAAACCAACATACACAGAAGCATCACCACAAAGTGTTGAAACAACACAAGCGGTAAAAAAATAAGATATTAAAAAGTAAGAGGTCCTTAAAGGCCTCTTATAAATATATTTAGGAGGAATTTGAAATGGCAAATATAGATATTAGTTCAAAATTAAGTCACGAACCACAAACAATAACAATAGCAGAAGGTAAAACATATGAAGTAGACTGCGGAGCAGAAACAATGTTGAAAGCACAAGATTTATTTAAAAAAGACGATAGTTTAGATGGATTATTTAAAGCAATAGAATTATTACTAGGAAAAGAAGCATTAGAAGAAATAAAAGGAATGAAAGTAAAAGTTGCAGACTTAAAAGTTATTATTATAGCAATAATGGCACAAGTAAATGAAATTACTTATGAGGAAATGGAAAAACGATTTCAAAACAAATAATGAAACAGAATTATGGTACGACATGGAAGAAGACTGGCCTTTGATTGAGGCAAGTTTAGCAAAACAATATGGAATAAGAATAAGAAAAGAAGTAGACACAATGAGTTATGCAGAATTGTGTAATCTTATATCTGGGTTGATGCCAGATACACCACTGCGGAAACATTGTTCAAATTCGCAGTGAAGATGATGAAGAAATGTTAAAAAACTTCACACAAGAGCAAAAAAATATAAGATGGAAATATAGAAATAAATTAGCAAAGAAAATGAGCAAAGAAGATTATGAAAAAGTTATTACAGAATTTCAAAAAGCATTTAAAGAAATGGCTGGTGATAACAAATGACAGAAGTAAGATGCCCTAATTGTAATCAACTTTTATTAAAGGTTGAAAAATGCAAGGGTGAAATAAAATGTATAAGATGTAAGAAAACAATTAAAATTGATATAGATGAAAAAGACAGAGTGAGCAACACGACCATTAGTGGTGAGTAGTTAGCCAATACCTGCTTTTATCCTAAAAAAGAGGGGAGGAGTAGGTATGAGTACGAATGTGGGCTCTGTTGATTTTGAATTATTATTAAATTCAAATCCATTTAATAAAGGACTAAAAGATACAACAAATACAATAAAAAGTTCAGGAATAGAGAACTCATTAAAGAAAATTGGTAAATTAGCGGTAGCAGCATTTTCTGTTAAAGCAATAGTAAATTTTGGCAAAGAATGTATTAATTTAGGGTCTGATTTGACAGAAGTACAGAATGTTGTTGATGTTACTTTTGGAAGTTTAAATACAGAAGTAAATAGATTTGCTGAAAATGCAATAACTCAATTTGGTTTGGGTCAAACTGTAACTAAAAAGTATGTTGGTACATTTGGAGCAATGGCAAAAGCATTTAACTTTTCTAATAAAGAAGCTCTAGCAATGTCAGAAACTTTAACAGGATTAACAGGTGATGTTGCTTCATTCTATAATTTATCAAGTGATGAAGCATACACAAAATTAAAGTCAGTATTCACTGGAGAAACAGAAACATTGAAAGACTTAGGTGTTGTAATGACACAAAATGCACTTGACCAATACGCATTGGCAAATGGTTATGGAAAAACAACGTCTAAAATGTCTGAACAGGAAAAAGTGGCTTTAAGATATAAATTTGTATTGGATAAATTAAATATAGCAAATGGAGATTTTGCAAGAACTAGTGATAGTTGGGCAAACCAAACAAGGGTATTAAGCTTAAGGTTTAATGAATTAAAAGCAACATTAGGACAAGGGTTTATTAATATTTTTACACCTATTATAAAAGGAATAAATATGGTACTTTCAAAACTACAAGTTCTAGCAAATGCTTTTAAATCATTTACAGAAATGATATTCGGAAATGCAGGAGGAGATGATAGCACAAGTACTGTTTCAAACTTAGCGTCCGATGCATCAAAAGCGAGTGACGCTGTGAGTGGAATTGGAGATAGTGCCAAAAAATCTGCTAAAGATCTAAAAAGTTTGGCTTCATTTGATACTGCACAAATATTAAAGAAAGATGATAGTGATAGTTCTTCCAGTGGAAGCGGTTCAGGAGGAAAAATAGATACAAGTGGACTAAATTTAACAGATAATCTAAAAAAACAAGCAAGTGATATAGAAAACATATTAAATGGGGTAAATTTAGAACCATTAAAACAGAGCTTTAATAATTTAAAGGAGGCTATTTCTTATTTTGGACAAGGATGTGGAAAAATACTGGATGGCTTTTACAATAATTATCTAAAACCATTAGGAAATTATGTAATATCAGATGCATTACCACACTTTTTAAATTCAACAGCAAATGCAATGAAATCTATAAATTTTGATAAACTAAAAAATTCATTTGATAATTTATGGAAATTCCTAGAACCCTTTACTGAAAATGTTGGAAATGGCTTGTTATGGTTTTATGATAATGTTCTTTTAAAATTAGCTGCTTGGACAATAAACGATGTATTACCAGCATTTCTAGATCTGATAGCAGGAGCATTAAAGATTTTGAATCAAGTAATAACAGCTTTTGAACCAGTATTTCAATGGTTTTGGAATAATTTTCTAGAACCGATAGCAAAGTGGACAGGAGGAGTGATAGTAGATACACTTAATTTAATAGCAAGTGCATTAAGTAAAATTGGAGATTGGATGGGCAATAATCAGGAAACTGTTGCAGGAATGGAAATAGCTATACTATCATTTTTTGGAGCATGGAAAACAGTTGAATTGATGTCTTTTATTGCGCAATCAGGAGGTGTAATTAATGCATTAAAAAATATAACTCTTGCTATTACAGGCGCTACAGTTGCGAAAATAAAAGATAAGACAGAGACTATGTATTTGAATTTATTATATGCAAAAGACTTTGTAAAAAATATTATTTCAGGAACAGCGGCTTTAATAAAACAAGCAGCACAATGGGTTGTGAATACGGGTGCTAAAATTGCAAATACAGCAGCAACTATTGCTAGTACAGCAGCAACAACAGCAGCTACGGCAGCAACATGGTTATTTAATGCAGCATTAACAGTTTTAACATCACCCATCACATTAGTTGTTATAGCTGTGGCAGCTTTAATTGCAATAATTGTAGCATTAATAAAAAATTGGGATAATGTGAAAGAAACTGCAAAAAAATGTTGGGAAGGAATAAAGAATGCTTGGAATAAAGCAGGACAATGGTTTAATGAAAAGATTGTTAGTCCTATTAAAAATTTCTTTGGAAATTTGTGGAATAATATAAAAAATACGGCATCTGGGGCATGGCAAGGAATAAAAGAGGTGTTTTCAGGAATAGGAAATTGGTTTTCAGATAAGTTTCAAAGTGCAAGAAATGGAATACAAAATGCATTTCAAAATATCGGAAACTGGTTTCAGGATAGAAAAAATGATATTACTAATGCATTTGGTAATGTAGGAAATTGGTTTTCTAATATATTTCAGGAAGCATATAATGGAATAACAAGAATATTTAGTAATATTGGTAATTTCTTTAGTGGAATATGGGAAAGAGTAAAAAATGCATTTTCTAATTTAGGAATAAATATAGGAAATGCAATTTCTGATTCAGTAAAATCTGGAATTAATGGAGTAATAGGACTAATTGAAAAAACAATAAATAAAGCAATAAAACTGATAAATGGAGCAATAGGTATAATAAATTTAATACCAGGTGTAAATATTAGTAAAATAAATAGATTAAGTTTACCAAGACTTGCACAAGGTGGATATGTAAAAGCAAATACACCACAACTAGCCATGATAGGTGATAATAGACATCAAGGGGAAGTTGTTGCACCAGAAGACAAAATAATGTCATTATATAAAAAAGCTAATCAAGAAATGGGATTAGGAAATAATAAAAAAGTAATAGAACTATTAGAAAAAATAATACAAATATTAGTAAATTTAAGTTTTGACTTTAATTTATATATAGATGCTTATGAATTAAATAAGAAACTAGAAAAAATAAGAAGTAAAAATAAATTTGCAACGAATGGAGGCTAAATATGTATGAACCAAAATTAATAGTAAATAATGTCCAGGTTCCAGGAATTGTAGAATTAATTCCTGGACCAGAGCCTCTATGGGGTGACGGAACTGGAAGAAATACATTAGATGGGCATTATAGTGGAACATTTATAGGATATTTTACTACATTAGAAATAAAATTTGGAATAGTTTCAGATGAACAATTTAATTTAATAAAAACATTGCTTGAACACCCATTTTTATCAGGTGTTCAATTTTCGTTAGAAAGAGATATGGCAAACTATAAACAAGGACAATTATATAAGGAAGATTTTTATAATGGTCAAGCTATAAAATCTAGTCCGCTGGCGTGTGGAGGTTATTGGAGTGAGTTTTCAGTAGTACTAACAGCAATAGACAGGAGGGCACAAAAAACATGAGTGTAAGTAATAAATTTAAACAGATAACTAAGCAGATAAAACAACAAGAAGCGGAATTAAGTATATGTGCTGGAGGAACAATATTAAAAGAAATACAATTTCTACCAGTAAAGGTTTTCAATGAAATACCACTTTATAAGTTAAAAGAAAGAAAAGAGGTAATAGCAAAGGAACTAAAGTATAGTTTTGACGGCCAACTCTTTAAAACAATAATGAAACAAATAGAAATAACTGTAAAAAATGCTAACGAGATAAAAGAAAAAGATATTAATTTTAAATATGGTTTACTTGTGGATGATAAATATGAGTATATAGACTTAGGAAATTTTTTTATAAAAGACATAGAAGATAGTAAGAAAAAAGATGAAATAACAGTAACAGGATATGACAGAATGATTAGATTTATGAAAAATTTTAAGCAATCAGAATTACAACTAACATATCCTTGCAAAATGTTAAAGCTAGTGCAAAGAATGTGTGAAGTTTGTGGAGTAGAATTATTTTCAGCAGACTTTTATAATGCAGATTTAGATGTTACAGAAGATTTTTTTACAGTTCAAGAATTAACATATAGAGATGTTTTAGAAAAAATAGCTCAGGCAACTTTAACAACAGCATTTATAGAAGAAAATAAACTTAACTTATATAAAGTAAATGATAATGCTATAGAAAAGATAGATAAATCATATTTGACAGATTTAACAATAAAGGAAAATTTTGGACCTGTAAATGCTCTGGTTTTAGGACGTGGAGATGTGGAAGATAATGTAGAAGAAAAAGACCAAGATAATATAAAGCAAAATGGAAGATGCGAGATTAGATTTGACGAAAATGAGTTTATAGAATTTCAAAGAGAAAAAGTTATTGAAGGTATGTTTGAACAAGTAAAAGGATTAGAATATTATTCATTTGAAGCCTCTGATGTAGGAATAATGTGGTTAAATCCATGTGCTTGTATTGAACTTGGAGATAGAGAAGATAATTTATATAAATCATATTATTTAAAAGCAAATATAACAATTAATACAGGGATAACAAGTGATATAGAAGCGGAAATACCAGAAACAACAGAAACAGAATATAAAGTTACAACAAAAGAAGAAAAAAAGACATTAAAAGTAGAAAGACTAGCAAAGAAAAATGAAGGATTAATACAAGATTTAATACAAGAAACAACAGAGCATGAAGAAAAACTAACTAAACATGAGCAAACAATGGATAGTATAACAGATAAAGTATCTAACATGGCAGATTTAACTAGAAGTATAGAAGGAATAAGAACAATATCATTAGAAAACTGTATAAAAGGAAATTTATTAGAATTACACATAAAAGGGAATAATACAGTATTTGAATCTTTAAAATTAAGTGAAAATTTATATTTAAGTGATGATTTATATCTAAAAGGAGATAGTTTAATAGTAATAAAAGACCAAAATGGTAAAAGCAAGGAGTATGAGTTAAATATACAAGATACATTAAGGCAAAATGGAACAGTATATGATGAATATATTTTAAAAGAAGGAAAAGCACAAGTTATTAGAAGAATAAATGCAGATGGAACAATAAAAGATAAAGCAGTTACAGAAAGTTTGGGAACAGTTTCAATAATGCTAGAAGAAGGAAATAATACTTTATCAATAAAAAATTATACTGCGGAAATATCAGCAAAATGGGCAATAAAAAGTGAATATTCAGAAGTATTTGCAACTAATGTAAAAATGGATAGTGAAATAAAACAGACAGCACAAGAAATTGATTTATCTGTAAATAAGAAATTGGAAGATTATAGTACAACAACAGAAATGAATAGTGCTATTAATATGAAAGCAGATGAAATAACGAGCTCTGTATCAAAAAGTTATGCAACAAAAGGAGAGTTAACAACAGCAAAATCAGAGATAAAACAAACAACAGACAATATCACAAGTACTGTTAGTAAAAAAGTAGGAAAAGATGAAATAATTTCGCAAATTAATCAAAGTGCAGAAAAAGTTTGCATAAGTGCGGATAAGATAGATATTAATGGAAAAGCAGCTAAATTTAAAACACAAATAAACCAGAATTTTGGAACATTTACTAAGGGTGACAATGAGAGAATACAAAAAATTATAATGGGAGAGATTTCTGCTACTCAGTCCGATTATGATAAGTATGATATTGATAAAGATGGAAGAATAACAGGACTTGATTATATATATGTTCTTAATGCAGTATCATCTGGAGGAACTTTAGAAAAAAATGGTGTTTTTGAAATAGATCCATATTCTTCTACTAGAGCGGTTTCAATATATGATAATAAGAAGAATAAATATATATTAGCATTAGGAATGTTTCAATCATATTTTAGACAGTTAAGAGCAGAAAATATAACATTAGAAAATGAACAAGAAACATCAACAAGTTTGTTTTCTGAAGGTTTTTCAATTTTAAACAATAATAATAGAATTTCTGGTCAAATAAATTCAGGTCAACCTACCATAGAGTTATATGGAACCTTAGGAAGTACAACTATAAAAAATACAGGAATACAAACACCAGTACTAACTCAAACATCACTTGAGCTTCAAAAGAAAAATTTTGAGATGCTGCAAGATAAAGCAATAGAAATAATAAAAAATATAGATATCTATAAATATAACTTAAAAAGTGAAAAAGATACAGATAAAAAAC